GACAAGGCCTCGGAAATCACCAACAAACAGTCAAAATTGGAGGAGATGACCTTTCTGAAGAGATCTTTCAAAAAGATAGAGCGAGTCTATGTTGGTCCTATTGAGTTTGCCTCAATCGGTAAATCACTCAAATGGATCAAAGGCTCCGGAAGCTACTTCCCTCGGGAAGGAACTTACGGTACTATCTGTTGGAAGGTCTCGGATGATCTCGGAATTATTCGCGACAACTTCGAAAACCAACTTGTGGAGGCCTCTCTCCACGGGGAAATCACGTTCCATGCGATCAGGAACGACATGAACAGAGGACTTCGGGAACACAACATGGACCCGATTACAACGTCTTTCAATGGAGCACTTGCTCAGGCCGGTGCCCTGTTGATCGAGGGCCGCAACCAACCCATGGAGCAGTCCGAGGAGCTCTCGAGCGAGCTCGGACAAAACCCGCTTTGTTAGAGGAGGACCACGTCGCTTCCTAGTGCGCAATAGTAAGTATCCAGCTTGCTGGTAACGCACGAAGGAAAAGACGCAGAACGGTAGGCCTGTCATTTGACTTCCTACTGATAATGGTATCGTTTCAAAGAGGAAACACGCAATGTCGCTCGCAGGAGTAGATCCCACGGCCCAAACCGGTGTCACCGGTGGCGTCGAAAACACCATGCAGATGGAGCCAACCGCCGAACAGCGGGAAGCCCCAGCAGAGAAGAGCAGAGAGCTCGACCACACCAACATCGGTATGTCGATGGACGTTCTGACCCGTCAGTTCATCTATCAAGGCACGTACCAATGGTCGACTTCGGATGCTCCAGGATCCGTCATTGCAACCTTTCCAATCCACCCGGACACTTGCAATATGTACACCTCACACGTCTACAAAATGTTTGGCGCGTATGTCGGTGGTATGAAGGCCAGGATGAGAATCATTGGTACTGCTTTCTATGGAGGCGGTATCTACATGGTACGAATCCCACCCCAGTACAAACCTTCGGACATCGCGACGTTTGGCCTCGCCGGACTGACCGCTTTCCCCCACACCGACGTGGATCCCAAGAACTTGGATTCAGTTGACATATTGCTTGAAGACTTTCGATCGGAACACTTCCATACCGGACCTCTCAACACAAATGACCCAAAATCGTTTGGCGGCTGGCTTGCGCTAGTTGTCAATGCACGTCTTGTAACCCAAACCGCAGAGATCAGATCACTCGATCTCAGGATGGAGTTCGCAGGAGACTTCCAATTCCAGGTGCCCGTGCCGATCAGGACTGCCCAAACAGCAGCTAATGGTCCGCTCGTTTCGCTCAATTTTGCTGAATTAGCAGGGAGCGACGATTCGACATCTCAAACGTATAGTACTTATCTCTCAGTCTTGCCCGTGCAGGACAAAACCATCAACTCTGGAAACATCTTCCATCGAGCCGCAGGAGGTAAATACTACTACGACGAAAACAATTCGAAAATCACAGGAAAAGGAGCCGCAACGTGGAATTCCATCACAGACG